AACCTTGGAGCGCTGTTGGCGGTTTATATCAAAGAAAACACGGTCGTGCACTTCACAGCTAATTGGCTCGACAGATGAGCCGTTGAAGTAATAGAAGCCAGCCTCGCCCATCCAAAATGCACCTTCAGCCACGGCCACGCCAGACATACGTGAGATTACTCCACACGCCACACCAACACGCTCAAATCCGTACACGGTGGGTGGGCCTGAGTATGTCGCAATGTGCGCATCAGTCGTTGTCAAAAGCAGAGTACGCCCTCGCACTTGCAGGCCAGACATGATTTCGCCGTTGGTCTGTAGTTCGATGTCGCCAGCCTCATTTGTAGCTGCCGGAGTCCAAGCTGTGTTGTTTTCTCTGTCGCACCACTGCACCTTGCGTGGTATGCCACCAGCCCCCAGCGCAAACAAGAAGCGCTCTGCGGTCACAACTACTGACGTAGCCGTTGGCGCATTGGCCACAGGCGTTGCAACACCAGTCAGAATGTATTCGTAGATGGTTTGATCGGCTGAACTACAGGCAATCAGGTACTCACCAAAGTTGGCCAACGACCACGTAGTTGCATCACCCAGAACACCGTCAGTCGGGCGTTGGATACCAAAGAACCCAGTGCCGAATGGTTTACCGCCAAAGCCGACAATCTCAGTTGCGTCAGGATAACCAACAGCCAAGCCTGCGGTCGGCGTGATGTCTGTAATGTTGCCACCGGACGTAATGGTGTACAGCGCATTAGCATCACCCATTGCAATGTGCGGGTCGTGGTCGTTGTCCAGCCATACCAATGCACCACGTGGCGGCTCAGTTGTTGCTGCTGTGTGACGCACCTGCCAGCCGCTAATAGGACGTATGGACTTGCCTTCCCAGCGAACTAGGTTTGAGTCATGCCAACGACCAGAAGACTGGTAATCAGTGCCGTGGCTGTAGACACCCGGTGGAAGTTCAAGTTTGACTAATGCCATTTTTAACCCAGTCCACGTACTTTAAGTTTGAGATTGCTGCCGCTGTGCTTGGCGCTGTTTGATGCCTCATTGAGCCGGGTGACACCAGCGCTGTACAACTGCGCCCACACTGCTACACGTTGGTCATCCTGCAAGTAAGGCGCTGAGTGCAACAGTGAGCCGTACAGATATACGTCAGGCGCATAAGACAGCAACCAGTTGGTAGTGTTTGTGGCCAAATCAGGTATCTGCGCAGTGTAAATCAATTCAACGTTAGTCTCTTCAATCGGCGTTGGGTACAGATGGAACTGGCCAGCCTCAAGCGTGTATGAGGTCGGCGTGCCGTACTGGTCGTTGTACTTAGCCCTGTTCTCAGCCATTGTGGTTGAGTCACTCATTGCAATAGGTGACGTACCCTTGTCTGTGACGCTGAAACGAACTGTCTCCACCCAGTTGGCTGGGACTTGCATATAAGCGTCACCAGCGTCCTGTACGCCGTTAGAGCGCGTCTCCATGCGCCAGTGTCGGATGTCCCTGCTCATCTGGGCTTCAGCCATCGCAATAAACGTTTGGATGACTGATGTCACATCATCCCTGTTTAACGTGTCTGCAATAGTTGTTTGCAGATCGGTGTAATTTGTTATTGCCATCTTTGTACCACTTTACTTTTTGGTCTTCTTCTTGACCGTTTTAGCGGCCTGCCTGAAGTCATTGGCAGACGGTGCACCCTTAGCACCAGCCTTCTTCATCTTTTCGCCGCTGCCGTCTTCGATGCGCTGACGCTTTGCAGCAATGTTTGAGTAGAGTCCAGCCTTAGCCATTACTTGCCTGCCTTGTTCTTTGTCGCACGCATATTGCGCACTGGCATTGGTCTGGCCGCTTTGCTCATAGCAATGGCAACAGCCTGCTTTTGAGGTTTACCAGCCATCATCTCAGTCTTAATGTTCTTAGATATTGTCTTGGCGCTAGAGCCTTTTTTGAGCGGCATGGTTAATTCCTATTGAAAAAATAGTCACTTTTGATTATACAGACTGCCTGATTCTTACACAATACCTTTTAGATTACGCCTGATTGGGTTGCCCCAGCCTGATGTAACCCTATGCCCAATGGCCAGATACCTAAACGCATCAGAGGCGTGTGAGGCCCAATCGTGTGCTGGTCGTGAGCGCCACACCTTTCCGTTGTCGTCATACTCCCTGTGGTACTGCCTCAGTGCGTGTACACCACGGTCGCATTTCTCAGCATCGAACCAACAGTTGGCCAACATAGAGCGAACTGCTTGGATGCCGTCATCTACCCCCAATGACGGTGCAATGCTGACAGGACGCGCCCCCAAGCTATCCAGCACTTCCAAGCGACTCTTTCCAGAGCCGAGTTCACGTACTCGCACATCGTGTGGAAGTATGTGATTGCCGTACACGTAGCCCTTTTCATTAAGGACGCGAACGTAATGGTCAAGCCCAACGCCAGAAGACTCGTAAAAATCAATGAGTCGAACCTCTGCGCCCACGTGCTGCGCGAACCAAATAGCCGTTGAGTCACCAATGCCCAAGTCCCACGCAGTCGTGACCGGAACGCTTGGGTCATAAGCAACAGTTCCAACCCGGCCTTGATCTTTGCAATTTCGCATCTCAGTAGCGTAATACGCACCTTCAGCATGGATGAGGAAATCACCCTCCCAAACGTGGTCATAAATGTCTGGCCTTTTTCGTTTGTCTTCGAGCCGCTCAGTCTCCAGCACATCTGGAAACCACGGGTTGTCCCGCCAGTTCATATCAACAAGAATTGAGTCGTCTGGCGTTTGCTCAACGAATCGTTTATGCGTTGCGCTCTCTTTGGACTCAGGGTTGTACGTCACCCAGATTTCGCTGTTGTCTTCCCGTACCGTTGGAATCAGTTTGCGCCAAGCTGTTTCACTTACCGTCTCAGCCTCGTCAATCCATGCAACCAATATGCGTGCCTTTGACTTCAGACTGTCCAGTGACCTGCGCAAGCCTGCGAACGTGTAACTGATTGCCCCATCCTTGCTCTTGATGTACCTGTCACCCAGTTCGTAGTAGTCCAAGAGCCAAGGCACACTGCGAATAGCTGCCTTGACCTCTTCCAGTGATGAGTCTTCCAGCGAGTTCATAAACTCACGGCCACATAGTATCTGGCCAGTCTTGCCTTCCATTCCCCATTGGTAACCGCGAACCGCAGTCATCAGAGCAAAGGTGCGAGTCTTAGCGCTGCCTCGTCCACCCTTAGCAATCCTGTACCGCGCCTTCTGTGTGAAGACTGGTATTAGCTTTGGTGGAATCGTTAGATTGGCTTCATTCATCTGGGCCGACTAGCCGAATGACCATAGGAGCGGTAGCTAATGGCTTGCTGTCAGACGTTATGTCCTGCCTGTCGCTGTAGCCATGCTTAGTCATCATCATCTTCGCAAAGCCAGCGTGATAGTCTCCCACTAAAGCGCCTTTGGCTAGCTTCACCTCTTGCTTGGCCATGACTTTTTCAATAATGTCGGAAAATTCTTGCTTGTCAGGCTCTAAAGCCCATGCATAAAGCGTGTCACGGCTTACTTCTAACTCAAGCGCTAGTTCGGCAATCATTGGGAAGTCGTGATTGTTGTCCGCGTACTCTTGTGCTTTTGCTATCAGTTCAGGCGTGTATTTTGTTGGTCGCCCTACTGGTCGTTTGTCGTCTGTCATGTTGTTCTCTCTGTAAAACAGGTGGAGATTACTTACCTAATACTAAGCCTTGCTTGTCTAACAAGTCGATTAAGCCTTCTCTAGCGTCATACCAATTTGCTTTGCTCGTTGGTACTTGTCCAAGTGGACGCAACTCATTGAAATATTCTGGGAATATTGAAGTTGCTAACTCTGGCTGGTCACGGCTGTATTGCCAAGTCTTGGCAGGTATACCCATGTCAGCCAATATCTTCTCAGACCCTTCAATGCCATAGCGCCTGCGCATGACTTCGTTGGCCGCAAAGTTTGACATCAAATCATCTGATGAGGTTTTTAGTCCCCTCTCTACTGCGTCAGCGTGTAAGTTTCTAAACTCTGCAATAAGCATATCGCGCAACTCAGGGTCTTTTTGAGCCAGAGTGCCAATTGTGCTTTTCAACTCAGCGCTCATTGGCTCGTTTATGCCACCAAGCCTTAGCGATTTATTGTACAACTCATCTGGAAAGTCAAAGAGCGATATGACACCAGCCCCCTCATCGTTCTTTGTTGCGAACCGTTGTGGCGTTGGGAAATCATTGGTTACATGAAACCCTTTGCTAATTACACCTTGCGTTAGGAATTCTTTGGCTGGTTTCAATACAGCGCTCTTGCCACCATGAGCCAAGACCATCCCAACAGGGTTGTAAGCATCTGCCATCATCTGTGTCAGTTGCTGGCTCTCAGGCGTGTCAGGCATCAGTGAGCCGCCTGCCTTGATGCTATCCTTAGTCTGGTCTGCTACTTGGCCAGTTAGCTGGTTCAGCACACCAGCACGGTCATTAGCGTTGCCGACAATCTGCTGCGCTGACGCAACTGGGTTTGTCAGTATGTCCAGCAAAGACCTCTTTGCAGAGTCTACTTTGCTAAAGATGGATGCTAGTGGCGAGGCCATTACTTCTTGACCTTCTTCTTTGGTGCAGTCGGCCTAGTCATTTCTGGCATTCCATACTTGTCCTCAAACGCAAGCATGGCATCAAGCAATCCGCGCTCTTTTCGCAACTCTTGGAAACCTTTTACCCTGTCCACAACTTCAGGCGTTATCAACTGGGATGCGCCTTCTTTTCGTCTAGCCAGCGAGGTCAACAAAGACGACCTATTAAATGCGTTGTCCTTTTTGTTTTCAGCAGCAAAGGTGTAACGCATATCGTTAATCGCGTCCGGCATAAATACCTCGGCAGGCATATTGCCACCCGTTCCCAAGTAAGTTCCAGAAAAGTCTGTGTCGTATGTCCGGTTGTTTGACCTGCTTAGTGTTACAGGGTCTTTGCCATGCGTGATAACCGTATTCATCCCAAAACCAGATGGGATACCAATCAGATCAGGGTCTGATATGGCGTTGTATAGATCAGCCTTGTTGTAGCCAAAAAACTGCTCATTAGGCTTGCTACGCATGATTGCCATTAACGCTTTACGGTAATCGCCGCCATTTGGACTTTTTAATTGAGCTTGGCCAATTTGAGTGGCAATACCAGCAAACGGCGCTTTTTTGGCCAGCAATTTATGGCCAGCCATTGCGTCATCAATTTCAACAGCTTTTGCGTTGGTTAGCTTTGGCAATATAAAGCTGTCCATCATTACGTCTAACGGCTGTACTGAAAAGTCCTCACCAAACGCCCCCATTGTCATGGCAGACTGGTCTATTTCTCCAGTGCCACCAGCAGCAAGGTTTTGTTTTCTAGCCACTGTAACGCGGTCACGAATTCGTTTGGAAATACCCTCGTTTGATGACCCACCAATCTTTGCATCAATGTGGCCCATGTCTCTCGCAAACATCTGGCCACCATGCGTAACCTCTTGGGTGTTTACTGGCTCATCAGAAACCGAAAGCACACGGCGGTTTCTGCTTGAGTTGTCCCAAGGCATCAAAAGCATACTTGCGCCTTCGCGGTCTTCTATGTTGAAGTCCTTTTTTGGGGCAATGCCGCCAACATCTTCAGTGGTATAGCGAGTGCCTGCGCGGTTGCCTTTTTTGGCAGTGTTTTCGTAAATTGCAGGTCGCAACCCACTTGAGTCCATATAGTCATCTATTTTGTCGGCAATGTAAGGGCCAGCCTTACGCCCAACAGCAGCCCCCGCACGCCCAATACCGCCAGCTACCGCATACGGGTCGATGCCACCGGATGCTATTTCAGCACCAAGTCGAACGTTTCTCAAAGTTGGGTCATTTGACTCTGGTGGGCGAATGCCATACTGGGTCGCTAAATCTTTAAACCAGTCGCTACCGCCAGCAGTTTTACCAATATCTGCACCAAGCGCCGCCATGAGGCCAGAACTTAGATCAACAGGCCCACCCGCTACATCGTAGGCGAGGTCACCAAAGCCAGCAAGTAATGCGTTAAGTACATCGCGGTTTGCAGGCTTTCGGCGTGTATCTTGACCAACAGGATCGGCAAAAGCCATAGCCTCTGGGTCGCCAAGTAGATCAAGTAAATTTTTAGCCATATATAGCTATTTTACCAAAAAAAACGCCCACCGCAAGGGGTAGGCGCAAGTTGGGTTGAACCAACTGGAGAGTGCTGTTAGTCTAACCGTTCTTTGTTCAGCCGTCTAGCCTCTGCGTTGTAATGCCTTGCTATTTCAATCAATCCGTCTTTATCGCACTTGCGCAAGACAGAATCCGACTCAAGCAGGTCTAGCTGGCGCTCACCTATGCGTTCAAGCAACCGCAGCCGATATTGAACGTGATTGCCTGAAAGCCAATTGTTGCAGTGTTTGCATTGGCCATGCACGTTGTCCTCAACAAACCGCATATGGGGCGCAGAACCAACTGAGCGGTAGTGGCCAGCGTCAAAGCTGTTTGGGCCACCGTCCAAGGGCTTGTCGCAGCTTATGCAAGCCTTACCTACATCCCTAGCCCTAATGAATGCGTTAAAGGCTGTTTGAGCTTTTTTTGTCAATTGTGGCTTGGTCTGCAAAGCATCCAGCTTTATCTGGGTCTCTTTTTTGTCAGCCTTGACCGCTTTGGCCGTCATTTTTTTAGATATGTCCATTGCACACAGGTAGCTGCACACTACCTGCATGGGTCGGTCTGCTGTGAACACTTCACGGCATCCTTTGCATCTCTTAGTCATTTATCGTCACTCCATTTTGAGCCGCCCAAGCCATGCAGAACTCTGTGAATTCACTAGCCTGCAACGGGCTAAAACTTCTGGTTTGTTTGCCAAGCTGGACTATTCCATCAGCAGTCAAGTTTGGCACAACGCGGCCAACACGTTTACCTTTTTCAGATAAATAGGCATCAACTAACAGCCGCTTCCAACTTTCCACGTCCCACTTGCACCCAGCGTGTTCAGCTTGCGCACTTATTTGGCTGATAATTACGTGAAACATAGCGTTTTGTTCGCTAGAACGGCTGACCAGCCTGACATCCACTACTAACTCAGAGCCACCGTCCAGCGCTACTTTTATCTTGTTCCACAGTTGTCGCATCTGCGACACTGCATCTTTGCTATTGCGTAAGATTATTTTCATATTCCGTCAACCTCACCTTTGTCATGCAACTGCGGATGCGCTCCATCTGAGACGCACCGCTGGTTTTTATAATTTTTAGGAACGCGCCTTGCAGCCACTCGCGCTGGATGTCTTTGTGTTTTGAGTGGTAAATCTGAACCAGCAGCCTTGCATCAGCCATGTCGTTAATTTGCCGTTGCTCAATAGCAATGCGCTCGTAGTTTGCTCGTTGCTCATTCGTAAATTTCGGCCAAGTCGCCCGTTGTTTTGAGGGCTTCGGAAATAACGAAAGTGCTGTACTCATGTGAGCCGTCCTTTACTTGGTCAAGAATCTTACGGGCTATTGTGATGCTCATAAACCCTTTGGTGGTGATGCGTAGAAAGGCGTAACAGGCCAACCTTTACACTCCCATCGGTACGCCATTTCTTTGCTATAAGTGGTAGCAGAACGGTCAGTCAGGTGGTCTTCAGTGTGCCAGCCCAGAGGCTCTTGCACAGGTTGAACCGTAGTACCGCCTCCACCCGCACAAACCTTTTTGCCATTCTTCAGCGCCTTAAACGCCATCTTCAGTGCTTCATCTTTAGTCATTTAAAACCATTTAAAAGCAAATCCGTACAGCACGCCAGCAACAAAGCTGACTACGCCGACCGCACAAGCAAACGCAGTTAAAAAATAAAAATCAATGCTTGACGGGTGATTCAAGTACTTTAAAACCAAGTTGCCAAACTTGTAAATGCCGCTTTTGTGTGTCATAAGGTTTGTTCTCCAAAGTGTTAGTTGAATCATTTGCCTGCCCTCGCAATTTCCATCTTGATTCTGTAAGCACGCCTACGGTCGTACAGCGTCCTTTTGGGTTTGGGCTTGTCTAGCTTGTCTCCAGCAGAATAGATGGGTGTGTTGTAGCGGCCCAGCGTGTCTGCCCGCCAGCCTGATATATGAATAAGGTTATGTTCGTGAATCGTCCTAACCCATCTGTAAGCCGTCACCATTCCGATTTCTAACTCATGCGCCAAATCATGGGCGCTCATCTCCCGCTCTGAAAACTGAAACAACTTCCAAGTCTTGGCCAACAAGTGGTGGTTGACTGATATAACTTTACGCATCTTGAATTACCTTTGCCCGTTTTGCCTTGAGTGTGCTGAAGACCAGCTTGATTGCAGCTTCAAGCGAACCAACCGTGGCCACCTCTAGCTGCGCCGTGTGTACTTCAAAACCAGCTTTTATCAACTCAAACTCATTTCCTTGGCAAATGAACTTACCGTCTGACGTTAAAGACCTCACACAAACGTCCTGAAGGGCTTTTAGCGCGTTTAAAACATCTTGTCGGTACTCGCGCCCCACATTCATCATGCAATACGCCTCACAGACGTTTAGAGCCTCAATAACGACATCAGCTTCTAGCTTGGTTGCAGTACCTTTGCCAAAGCTGTCCAACGCGCTCATGTTCTTCAAGTTCAGTGTTGTGTAAAAAGATTTCATGCCCGAAATGGGTGAAATGCTTTCAGTGACAAACGCCATCGTGTTTATTCGCACAGGCTTGGGTACGTACTTTGACTTCTTACGCATTTTTTACTCCTAGAATTCCACGCATCATTTCTCTGATGTGTGCTGGTGGCGGTGCGCCTGTTTTGTGGTCGTCTTCAACCTTGCGGAGCGCTGCGTCTTGGCTGTAAGGCACAGTGCTGCGAACAACGTCTGAAGCCTGTTGTGCAAACGATGCCTTGGCAGCAGTTTGCTTGCGAACCCAATTGCGCCATGTTGCGTCCCATTTGAGTTTTACACCCGAACTACCAGAGACTGATGACCAGTAGTCTTTAAACTCCTCAAACACCTTGCGTAAATCCAAATCTGGTCGTTCGGTTTTTGACCATGCAACCAATTCAGCGTTAGGCTTCCAGTCTGATGGCAACCGCGTACCACGCGTTGCTGTCTTATCTTTGGTTATTGGTTTATGGTTATTAGTTAATGGTTCTTGGTTTATGTTTAGTTGAACGTCCGTTGAGCGGACGTTAGACCTACGTTCAGCAGACGCTTTACCTGCGCGTGACGCTTGCTCAATTTTGCCCTTGAAGGCTTGTATTTCTTTGTCGGCACGCGGGTGTACAAAGTCACCATCAATGAGTTCAAAGAATTCGTTAAGAACAATATCCACAATGTCTGCGTGTTCGCGCATACCAATTTGCCTAGCAACCATAGTGCTATCAAGGTTCATTGGTTTTTCGTGAAGGTAGTAGGCATCAAGTAAACGCCTGTACGCCAAGTCCTCAAGCAAACTGAGGTGGCGTGTGTGACTTGCGTAGTCACCGATGTTAAATTGGTAGTAGTGCATACAGCCGCTTTTTTAAGCCCCTTTGAAAGAAACAACGGCAGAAGAAGGGGTAACTTCGTTCAATCGGGTAATTAATCCGATCTAGCCGCGTCTGTAGAAACTATACCACTGTTTTTTTGCGTCTAGCAATTTCTTTTTGAATATACCAAACAGCTTTTTCGAGGTCTTGAACTGCATCATTTTTAAGGTCGGCACGCCAGATATATTTGACCGCGTTGCCAAGACAGAAGTTCATGGACTGCGTGATGTCTATGCACTCCACGCCGCTTGGATGTCCGGTGTAGTGCGCCGGATGGTTTACTGGGTCATGCATCAGTCTGTGCCTCCAAAGTTTTCTTTGTTCAGGTCTACACGCTGAATTTCTTCAGCAGCCATCACGCAGTTGAACTGCAAGCTGTTAAGCCACAGGACAGCTTCAATATCTCCATGGGGTAGCTGACGCATCAGCACATGGAGGTCTTCAATAAATGTTTGAAAAGTTGTGTTCATATCTCATTATTTGTGTGCAAATTTATTTTACACAATTAGGGAAAACCCCTAAACATTGCTGTGTGTTTTCTATGTCATAATAAACACATACCAACCCCACAGTAGAGACAAGATGACCGCACAAGAACAGATGACAGCAAAAAGAATATCAGTCGGTGATGACGTTTGGGTCAACTACCAAGGCACAGTTTGCACTGGTGTAGTTTTCGGCTTTACACCTAAGCGTGTCTTAGCAACCCATGACGGTCGCTGGTGTGGTGATGTACCACAGCCTTACTCACCAAAAAACGTTGAAAAAAAATAACAAAAAATAGGGTTAACCCCTATTCAAACGTGTTTATTTAGGTTTAAGATAAACACATACCAACCAAACAGGAGAATCCAAATGAACGTTACACAAACTCTTATTGCACGCATTGAAGACTACCGCACAACAAACAAGTCTCCTTGCAAGTCTTACGCAACAGAGGCCAAGGCTGACGCAGTAGCCGCCCGTCTGTCTGTCCGGTATGCCACCTACTTCACAATCAATGGCCGCGAGGTCGTGCCTTGCCGCTACATTGTGGCCTTCAATGAGGCATGGGGTCGCTGGATTGTTGGCTTTGACTTTGGCGAGTTGCTCCAGCGCTCTACTTCTACTGGCGGCTACCTTGGCATTGCAAGCGCAGACGGCTTTTACAGCTACTAACCAATCGGGGCGCAAGCCCCATCTTTAAGGAAAACGAAATGAGCAAAATGCTAGAACTTAGTGCCAAGCGCCTTGAGGACATCAGGGCCAAGTGGCGTACAGACACTGGTGACGTTGAAATGGTTGAGATGTACCTAAGCATGGGTCGCACACCTAAAGGCTACACAGACGACCAAGCAGGACGTACAGCACGCATCTTGGATTTGAACGGCAGACTCACATCAGCGCAGGTCGCAAACATCCGCAACGCGCTGTTGACCTTGGCCAAAGAGACACCGCCAACTGAGCCGGAAGAAAAGACAAAAAGAAAGTACACACGCCGTCTTGCATCCTGATTTGTGTGTTATATTTAAATCTAATTGGAGAGTAAAAATGACTGAGCATCTAAAAAACGTCTACACTTTAAACAGCCAAGGCGAACGCAAACTAGGCCAGCTTCTTGGCCAAAACAAGTCCGATTTTTATATCGATTGCCTGCTCGACTTAGAGGCATTGAAAGATCAAAACGATGCAGCCGTCATCGTTTATGAAGGAACTACCGTTCATTTTGACGATAGTGATTTTGATACTATTTTAGTATCGCAGTAAAAAAGGGAAATTTTATGTCTATACAGAATATTGCAATTGAGAAAGCCATTAGGCTGCTTGAGGCTGGAGGTGCTACCTACCACATTAAGACAGCCGACAAAGAGTGGGGCGCACCTATCAAAGCCGTCAAACTGAAGCGTAATGCCAAGTACGGCTACGGCGCGTTGACTAACCACTTTGCACCCTTTGTCAAAAACACCAAGGTCAATGAAGTTGCTTACGTGCCGTATGGCGACTTTGACATGGAGTCAATTCGGGGCGCTTTATGCGGCCACCTGAGTCACAACTGGGGCAACGGCTCTTACATGATTCACAAGACACCCACCAACATTGAAGTATTGAGATTAGCATGAGCGTACACATAAAACTGATGCAGGCCAGAATAGACCTGCAAAGCGTTGTTATGAAAAAGAGTGGCACTAATAAATTTGCTGGCTACTCTTACTTTGAACTTGGCGATTTCTTGCCTCAGATTCAAGGCATTTTTTTTCGCATAGGCTTGTGCGGTTACATATCCTTTAGCAAAGAACTGGCCACGCTGACCATCACAGACGTACACGACCAGACCGAAATTGCCATCACCAGCCCGATGGAGCCTGCAAACTTAAAAGGTATGCACCCAGTGCAAAATTTGGGCGCAGTGATTAGTTATATTCGCCGTTACCTCTGGATGACCGCCTTGGAGATTGTGGAGCATGACATATTAGACGCAGGCAAGCCGCTAGAAGCCAAGAAAGACCCAATCATTACGCCCAACCAAGGCGCAAGGGAACTGGTTACAGATGACGAAATGAGCGAACTGGTAGAACTGGCTGATGTACTGAGAGAGGCGGTCACAGAAGACCCAGCCAAGGCTAGACAGATTGTCATTAGCGCTAACTTAGAAGAAGCCCAGAAACTTGCTCTGTGGACGCTGCTGGACTCTAAGACCCGCGCATCACTCAAGAAGAAAGACTGATTATGAAAACAGCAACTGCTGGTATTTTGGCGCACCTCAAGCGCAAATCAATTACACCGCTGGAGGCACTCAACAAGTTTGGGTGCTTACGACTGGCGGCAATAATCTACAACCTGCGCAAGCGGGGTGTTTTAATCAAGACCGTGAACAAAACGGTCAATGGCAAAACTTTTGCTCAATACTCTTTATTTAAGGAATAAATCATGGCTTTCGAACAGCGGGACAATTCAGGTTCTATATTTCGCAATGAAAAGAAAGAAAAAGAAAATCACCCAGACTACAAGGGTTCATGCATGGTCGGTGGCGTGGAAATGTGGATGAGTTCATGGCTCAAGACAGGCGCAAACGGCACAAAGTTTATGTCGTTCAGCTTCCAGCCTAAAGAGCAACAGCAAGCCCAACCTGCTGCAAGAGCAAAGCCAGCGCCAGCGGCTGCGCCTGAGTTCGATGACGATATGCCGTTCTAAAGGAATACATCATGGACAAAAAAGACCCAAAAAAATACTGCTCAGTGCGTATGTCGCTCGACCTTTTTAACCGCATCACCGCGCTGGCAGGCAAAGAGCAACGGTCGTTCACAGGGCAGGTGCTGTTCCTACTTGAAAAAGCGCTTGCTGCAAAGTAGGGTAATCACTTAGAAATGAGTTGAAAGTTTATTCACTTTGTGTTGCCATGTGTGTAGAATGACATACATTGCAACACAATAGGAGATTCCAAAATGACCAAAGAACCCGTATTTGTTCGTCAGCACAAAGACGACCCAGAAATAATTGAGGTGTACTCAATGCGCAAGACCAGCCAAGGTCCACAGTTAGTTTTGTGGGCAGCAGTTCACCTAGACCTTTTAGACAGCCTTGGTTTCGATTGGGCCACAGATGACCTTGCTGACTTCCAACTGGCGCTGGTTTCCAAATGAAAGGCTACAACACTGGCAAGGTAGTCATAGGATGCCGCCATGAGCCACTCAGACGGTCGCACATGGACGATTTAAACATTTGGTGGCAGGTTATGCTACTTGCACGCAAAGAATCGCTCTGGACGCGTTTCAAGCGGTTTGCAATAGGAGACACCGCATGACAACTGAACAACTGGCAAAAAACCTGTTGGCCATTATTGACTCTGAGATGTACGTCAACGATTTTGGTGGGCTTCAAGCTGGCCGCGATGCGACTACAGACATACACGCTGCAATGGCTAAGTTGCAATCGTCCTTGGCAAAGCCTGTACTGCAAGACATTGAGCAGTATCGGATGCAGATGGCTGGCATTTGTGCTGCTGCCATTGGCTACTGGAAAGATGGCGACAACATTGACCCAGACTACAACACCTTGGCCTTGCGCGATGTTGCGGGGCTGTACCAAAAATATGATGTGCTTTACAAGGTTCAGTCAGAGATGAAAGACTGGGAAGCCATCGCAGCAGACCAAGCCATAACGATTGCTCTTTTGAGGCTAGAAGCCATTACCCAAGACATTCCTCAGATCCCTCAAACGGATTCCTCAAATAAGCAATGGGTAGCACTGACCAATGAGGAGCATATTCAGGTAGCAATGAAAGCTGGCTGTATGAGTGCTGACTGGCTGTTTTATGGAGCTGCCGTTGAACAGGCTTTGAAGGATAAAAACACATGAGGCTTGACTCGCCATGCATCGCCGTTTGCACAACACTATTTGATGAGGTCTGCAAAGGGTGCGGACGCACGTACATTGAGGTGTCGCAGTGGCCATTTTTTACTAAAGATGAGCAAGAGGTAGTCTGGCAGCGTATAGACGCAGAGGCTTCTTCTTGGCGGTACACAACTTACAAAGACCGGGTGCAGCAAGTACCCACAAACCCAAACACAGACAAATGAACGAACGACAAAAACTCCTAGACGAAATTTCTATTGCACGCAGCATGACCTTCAGCAAAATGGATGGCGTTTATAACGAACCGCCCAAGCCAGCCGTTCGAGTCGGTGCTGATGACCATGACAGGTATCCAAGCAGAGTTGGCAATAACCTGCACTTCAAAGACGGCAAACAGGACAAAGTTAAATGATATGTCCAGAATGCCGCGCTTGGTGCGAGGTCAAGGAAACCAGACAGCGTGCGAATGGCTCTACCTACAGGCGTTACGTCTGCGCAAACGGCCACCTTTTTTCAACAAAAGAAGTGGTCGTTGTAGGTCGGTCAAAGAATCCCGTTGCTGTATTGAGTGCGACCGTTAACCCGTCTCGCGGTTAGCGTCTGGCACTTCAAGTCCGTTGCGTCATAGGAGCAATGCACCCAGCCGGAGTCTGGGTCGCCATTGTAAAATTCAAGTATCAACTGTGTAAATTCTGCCAATTCATCTCGAATAAAAATGGCTAACTCACGGTTGTCCATTGACAGAACGGAAAAATCAGCAGCATACCCAAAGCAATGGTGGCTAGTTGAAGAGCCCCCAACAGCTTTGTTGACCTCTGGCGAACGGTAGCCGCTGGTAACAATGACTGGGCCAAACTTGTCGCGCAGCGGTTGCAAGATGTTGTCAGTCAAGGCTTGTAGCTTTTCAATGACCAGCGCTGATGGCGTGTTAAATATGCCATTGCGGGTGGCAACCTCAGACTTGGTGAGTTCGTTAAGTGAGAAATTTGCTGATAGTTTCATATGAATTGGTCTTTCTTTATTTGTATGCACGAAAGTTCAAAACTTGCTACATCTAGGTCTGTGGTCAGCTTCTGTCTGACCGAATAGTTCTTCTGCTCACACTGACTGGCTGTTGCCATTAGTTTGCCGTTAGCAAAGCCGCAGTTGCCGCTGGTGAGGCATATAAAAGCAACAGGTAGCCAGAATGACATAACGTACTCCCAAATTATTTGACGGCGTTCCGTAGTTGGTCGCCCTTGTCTTTACTGCCCACGCTTGAGCCAAAGTAATACGACAGAATTTGTGTTACCGCAGCAGACAAAACACCCAAAATATAAATCAGGATGTCTTTGGCTTCAGGCTTTACTTCCACGAAGATGAGTACCGCAAACAGAATGAACGACAGGCCCACAACACCTAGCGCCAAAGCGGGCGTGACAATCTTGTTAAGCAGAGGGGCATTTGCACTGGAGGCAATAGCCATCTCACGCTCACGTGCGCTGTTTTTATCTGCAAGGATAGCTTTAAATTTATCGTGTTCAAGCTGCTTTATTTTTGCCTCTGCCTCTGGGTCTTTGCTAATGGCCTGCATTACGGCGTCCATTTCATCTTTGACGCCAAGTTTTTTAGAAAGCGCAGTAACTGCCATCCCAGCCAGAGGGCCACCAAGTACAGTAGCAATACCGGGCGCGAAGCCTTTGACCATGCTGATAAGTTCATTCATCAAATACCTCTTTTAACTATTAACCAAACTAGCCCAGCAATGACGATTACGCCTGTCAGCACCGCCACGCCGACCAGTATGCCATTTATCCAAGACCAGACCAACTGCCTGCGCTTATACACTGCAAGGGCTTTGTCGCGTACTTCTTGCTCACGCTCACGCTTTTTTTGACTTTGGAAAAGTAAAAAATCGTCATACAGGCCCGGTCGTCCTGAGTAAATAAGCATGGTTTTTAACTCAGATTCCGCTTCTCGCAAACTTTCCATTGCCCAGAATGCTTCTGAGTCGCTGCCCTTGCTTGATGCCTGCTTTGCAATGTCAGCCTTGAGGCCAAAATACTCCCCTAATTTTTCAGCGCATTGGGCCAGTTCCTGCCCATTTTTTAGCGCAAGTTTGACGGTTGCAAAGGCAGCATTGGCGGCAGCTAATTCCAGCAGCATTACCTAGTCCACGTGGATACAAACCACGCCACAAAAGCACTTAGGGCAGACGCAATTGCAATCCCCATCCAGAAGCCGCCCTTAGATTTATTGGCTAAAGCAAGCAACTCTTTGACATCAGAATCCATGCCATCAACTTTCCTAGTAAGGTTTTCCACTTGGGCAATAAGTCTTCCATATTGGATTGGGTCGATTGATTCCATCAGATGTGATTTCCAGAAATAAATATTTAAGACGTTAAGCCAAAGAGCCGTAGCGCGTGCCTGTGGCTACCCATGTGACATAACTGTTGCCGGAAACAGCAGCACCGCCTGCTGCGCCAGCTTGAGGTGAATTCCAAACAGGGTCGGAGCCGTTTATACCAGTTGCACCAGTTGCACCCCAAGTACCACCAGCACCGCCACCGCCACCGTAAGGAGGGTAGCCAGCACTTCCACCAGCACCGCCACCATTAAAATTACCACCCGCTCCAGCAGAGCCGGGGAATACTACACCTCCTTGGCCAGCACCACCCGATGACGCAGTTAAGCCTGTCCGACCACCACCACCACCACCGTAACCACCTAAGTTACCACCAGTGCCGCCGGGCGTACCATAACCACCACCACCGCCACCACCAGCCACTGTCCCACTGTTATCAATACTGATTGCGACAGATGCTGTTAGAGCAACACCGCCTACGCCTCCGTTACCATTGCCACCACGCCCAACAATATATCCAGTGTTTATTAATGAGACACCACCGGGGAAAGAGCCATTAACGGTTAAAGCCGCAACGCCTGTTGAGTTAGAACTGATAATACCAGTATTAGTAAACACCACAGGTGCAGACTCATCCCAGCCAGCCGCAATAGCCATTGTCCTTAAATTCGATGGCTCTATTAATTCTGCGCCTGATGTAAAAGCAAACTGCCTGACAGCGCCGTAAAAGTTGGCCAAGCTAATAGCACCGCTAGTGGGCACACCAGTGTTGTTGTCAGTTACGCCAACGCCACGGTAATATTCACTTATAGATATTGGATTACTACCCGTAAACTCAGTTTGAATTTCGGAAAGACTAATCGCGCCTGAGCCGGGTAATGCCATTAAACGCTCCCGTAAGCTGTAACGTTGCCGACAACAGTAAGATTGCCACTAGCATCTAGCTTTGCCTTGTTAACGCCAGACACCTTGAAGTACAAAACTCCAGCGACTTCAGACACCGACCATGTCGCAGCAGCAAGGCCGACCGCAGTGGTCGCAACTGTTGCCGTACCAGCGTTGCCAGTAACATTTATGGCCCACGTACCAGAAGCACCAGTACCAGTTGGAGACGGCACATCTGTACCAATTACTACGCCAAGGTTTGTACGCGCCGCTGAAGCGGTTGACGCTCCTGTTCCACCGTTAGCAACAGCTAGGTCGCCCGATGGAAACAATAAGTCAATAGCATCAGAATTATCGTTTATCTTAGTACCCCATGAGTCGGCACTAGCACCCACTTCAGGTTTTGTAAGACTAAGGTTTGTAGTTGAGGTATCTGCCATGATTAGTTCCAGTTTTCAGACTGTGCAGGTATCACAGTCCAGATTTCGCTTGTCGGGTCAACAGTTGACCATGCTTCTGTGGCTATTGCTTCATTTTCCCACTTTTCGCGGATATTAGCAATAAAGGATGAGTAACCAGCCACCAAGGTAGCGCCATTTGTCGTGTAGGCAACCGTGGCAGCAAAGTCTGACGCTGAGTCAATGCTAAATTGCGTTCGCAAGATTGTGACTGTATGCACATCAGGAATGACAGACTCACCAGTAATCAACACTGATGAGAAAGTAAGCCTGTTTGTGGCCACATCCAAAACAGACTCACCAACTATAGTCGCACCACCAAAGGCATATCGAATCCCGTATGCTGACGCGGTGCTTTCGGACGTTAGAGCAAAGCTGACATTGTAAAGAGGCCGAACTGCTGAAAGAGGTGTTTGAGCAAAGGTGGAAAAGCCAAGCATCAGTCAGCAGCCTCTGGGACATTACCCTCTGCCAGCCACTCTAAATATTGCTGGTAGTCGGTGTTGGCTGGGTCAAAGGGGATGAAGGCGTTGTCGGCGAGGCGTTGAACACAGTTAATTTGTTTAGTATCTGGGTGTATTGATAATTTATACATGTGTAAACTTTATAATTCGCTTGTAGCAGTGTATGTAAAATAATTCCCACTACTTGCATTTGTTGAAGTTGAATACGCAACAAAGCCATCTAAGTTTGGGCCAAGATAAAAGCCACCTAGACCGCCCTGTGCTCCTGATGCAACATAACTAACACTAGGGTTAGCTCGTTTTGTTGTTTTAAACACACCAGCATAAATGCCATAATTATCTGAATTTCTTGAACCAGCGCCGGTAATGCTAGTTTCATAATACCGCTGACACATCTGCAACTGCCGACCATAATCCACGTATTCAAAATCTGTGGCGGTTGAGCCTTTTTCTAGCTGCACTCCTGTTAGGTAGAAGGTTGCTCCAGATGTGCCGACTACGCTTGTACCACCTGTTGCTGAGAGGTAGTTTGCACCAGCCCATGCACCAGCAGCACCACTGCTAGTAGCACCCACTCCAATACCATACCTAACAATAATTCCAACACCATTTGTTGTTAACCATGTTCCGCTTGTATCCCCAGCTATAGTTATTGTTTTGTATTCAAATGTGTTTGCAGCTAATATTGTGTAAGTAAAAGGATATGAGCGGTTTGTGGCTGCATTTTGAATTGAGCCACCAAATGTACCTGTCAAAGAACTACGAACCCAAAAAGACAACGTAATTGCTGCGGCAGAAGCTGTTCCCCATCCAAAATCCGCTGTGTTAAAACCTTCTATGCTTTGAGAGAAAAGAAAGTTTTCTCCTGCACCTACTGTGTAAGCAGAGAGTGAGGTAATGAGAGCGGAATTAGTAAACCCATCAGGAGTAATAGAAGACTGTTGCACAGTAAATTTACTGTTTTGAGAGCCACCACACTGCCACCTATCTAGTGTGTAAGGATACGCATTTGTTTGAGTAACAGCAGCCCCAGCGTTCCTTTGGTCAATCCGCATATCTCCATTGATTATCCGGTTAACCATGCCCACCCGCGGCGCTGTAGCTTGCACCGAATTGTCTGGAAATGTAATGCCATCTCCGCTGTATGCTGTGCTCATTTAGGGAACTCCTCTTTCACTGCTGTTATTGTTGCCTTCCAAGCGTCAATGCCGCTGTGGTAGATTGTGTCAAGCTGGTCAGCAATGCTTGGGTAGGCTGCGGCTCGTTGTGCTGTGTATGGGACAACTAGTTCTAGGGGCGCAGTTATTACTCCGTCTACAATTAGCCAACCAGTTTGACATCCTTCAGGGGCATCTGCCCATGACATAGATGGACTAACTTCAAAAGTGGTTTCAACAATATCAACCACTTTGTTTTTAAATATCAACGCTTTCATTACGCATACTCCTCTATATAAACAACACCAGCGCCACCGTTAATAATTGCTGAGTATTGTGAACTGCCGCCGCCCCCACCAAACTCGCCGTGTTGAAATACGGTAGCAGTAGTACCAACGTCATGTGCGCCTACACCGCCACCTCCAAAGTATGAACCAGCACCACTTATTTGAGAGTTCGTATTAGCACCACGCTGCCCTCCATTGCCCCTTTGGTTAAATGCGGACAACACCGCCCCACCAACGCTTGTTGTACCAACACCACCCCGACCGCCGTTATATGGAGCGCTTGATGAAAGACCGCCCTCACCACCTGTTGATGAGGCGTAACTACCAAAAGAAGAAGTACCACCTGTGTTGCCTCTTACACCACTTGTGTTAGAACCTCCTCCCCCATTGCCAATAGTTACAGTTGTTGATGAAATACTTGAAACATCAATTATTGCAATAGATAAACCACCTGAGCCCCCAGTAGCCATTACGTTAGAGGCAACGTTTTGACTACCACCGCCACCACCAACTACATAGACACGAACCTTTGTAACTCCGGCTGGCTTTGTCCAAGTGTAGGATGTGCCAACTGCAAGTGAACCTGTAAATGATTGCATTGAAACAAGACCGCCCGGAGCCGTCTTTGCATTAGTCAATATTGTCCCAGCCTCATCAGGCAGCGTCAGTGTCCTATTAGTATTTCCATTCGGCGCTGCAATGGTGAATACGCCTGTTCCATTTACATCACCAGCGATAGTCACCTTTGACATATTACAAGCCCTCTACAATAGTCTTCAGTGTTTCCACATCAGTAGCAGCAGCAATAGACACTTGCATATCGTCATACTTGGTACGAATGACAGCACGGGCTTCTTCGGCAGCTACAGCCTCACTGGGAATGGTTGCCTTTACGTCTAGCGGAGCGAACTCAGCAGAGCGAGCAGCACGGCGCATATCGTGTGCAATGTCTTGTGCCTTAGCAATATTTACTTTAATCATTTACATCTCCCAAGCGTTACGGAAAGTACGGTCAGATGGCACATCGTCCACGCTGACAATCTCATATGCAACACCTGCTGGTACTGCTTTTAAAACCTGCTCCAGCGTTGCGCCGGGTGCTGGTACGATGATAGCTACGCCGCCTTTGGCTGTAGAATAAATTACACGTTGATTAATCATATAAGTCCTTTTGTTTGATTAGTTGGTTAACGGAAAACAGAAACGTTGACATATTTAGGATCAAATGCTACGCTGGTTGAAATTGCTATATACATACTACAAGAAGAAGTAGTGGGAGCTACCTCCGCACCACCAATACCAGTGTTTATACCCGGAGAAAATATATTATGTTGGGTAAAAGATAAAGAAGCATTAGACAGTAATACATAGTCCGCATCCACCATAGCCGTAGTAAAATTAACTGCAAAAACTCCAGCCCCGCTGTCTGTAATTGAACTTACGTTATATCCAGCCCTAATAGCCACCACCCCAGTCCCATTAAAGTTCACCCAAGCCTTTACCGCCTGTTGACCCGTCTGCATTGATGTGGCATCTGGGAAGACAATGCCATTACTTCCACTTATTGTTGTTGTCATATGAATCCTTATGAGAAGATGGTGACAGAAGTAGACGGGGCGTCTACTAAAGACCCATTAGCGTATGTCGTTTGTACCCTAACCGCCACTGTAGTGGGCGCTGTTAGTGCTTGTGGTTGAGCAACAGAGACAAGGGAGGTAGTGGAACTGCCGCTAGTTCCGATGGTGGCATAATAACCATCAGTCATTGCTGTAGTGAAATTAATTGTATAGTCACCAGCCCCGTTATCAGTAATACTGCTTACGCCAAAAGCTCTACGGATAGCCACAACCCCAGCGCCGTTGAAGTTAACCCACGCCTTTGCAGTGCCATTAACCACGGTGTCCACTGGGACTGTTGAGCCACCTTGGGTGCTTAGTGTTGTTGTTTTAATTGTTGACATATATACCCTTTAGCGGAAGATTGCTACGTTAATAATTGAACAGTCCTGTGGAGTTATATTACTAGCAATGTCATTTATTACTCTAACTAATGATGCAGTTTGGGCTGTAGCAGTTTGGTATAGGACAATCTTTCCTGTATTTGCAGCAACTGAACCCATTCCTAAAGTAGAATAATTTGAATCCACCATGGCTGTCGTAAAGTTAACCGTGTAGTCTCCAGTTCCATTATCCGTAATACTGCTTACATTCCCACTTGCTCTTATAGCAACAGTGCCTGTGCCATTAAAGTTAACCCAAGCCCTACACTTGTAGTTCTCAGAGTTGTCGTCATTGATCCATTTGTCAAACTTAACATTGCCGCTCATACAACCGTCCAATACGCACCCGTAGGCACAGTTACAGTGACACCTGTATTAACAGTTATGTCACCAACGCTCATAGCGTTCTTGTTAGTTCCAATTGTGTAGTCAGCAGATATAACATTGTCAGTTTCGTAGAAGGCAACGTTAGTACCGCTGCCACCTTTACCAACCCCTGCCGCCCCTGTAATGAAGCCATCCCCATTTAATGTGATTGCCATATAAACCCTTAAACTATTGTCCAGCGAGAGCCGCTTGGAATTGTTACTGACACACCGCTGTTAACTACAATTGGGCCAGCACTCATCGCATTGTTGCCAGATGTAATTGCGTAGTTGGCGCTAATTGTGTTAGCCATCTCGTACAGCCCTTTGGTCGTGCTATTTGCATCTGTGTCTAAAACGCCCCACGTAGCGGCAGAGCCATCAGTAGTTAAATACTTCCCGCTGTTACCTGTTTGACTTGGCAAGGCATCCACTGCCGCCCAAGCCGTAGAAGAGCCGTTAGTGGTTAAAAACTCACCACTGTTACCTGACTGGGCAGGTACAGCCAAAAGGACAGCAGCCGCTGTTGTGGCTGGCGTAGAGTAGTCTGTGGCCGCTGTGGTAGCAGCCGTACCCAATCCCAAGTTAGTACGCGCAGCAGAGGCATCAAGCAAGTCAGAAAGGTTGTTACCTTTAAGCAAACACCCGGCCAAGCTGCCGGAACTACCGCCTTGGATACCAATTGTGTACTCACTGAAGCTGGTCAATGAACCGTTTGTGGTAGTTGCGGTGCTCTCAATAAACCACCAACCAAAAAAGGTTGCGTTTTCTAATTGCGGGTTTAGTACATAATTTTCTAACACCGCACCAGATTTTGCAAGGGTGAGGTTGGCATAATTGCCTTGTCCGTATTGCAATACAAAGTTGCCGTTACTAAAACGATACAGTCTATGCCCAACAACAGTAGTAGACCCCAAAGCAGTAAGAGTCCCAGCGTTGTCCCAAACCTTGGGAAGGTCTGTATTCCCACCCGCGTCAAATCCTGTTCGCGTTGATAAGAAAAACTCAGCATTCGATACCGCATCGAAAGAAAGAATGTTTGCATTGTTGATGTCGCCTGTACCGCCAAACTCCATTAGCGTTCCAGCGCCAACGTTAAAGCCTAAGTCGCCCCTACCAGTAACTGTTTGGTTTTGCTTAAACGGTACGCCGTTGGCCAGAAGAAACGTGTACAAATCCCGTATTGAATTTGCATAGCGCCCAATCGGGTTGTTCAAATACTCAAACCCTAAAATTAAATTAGTCGAAACGTCTACGGCAATGCGCATCGTAAAGATTTTTCTCGACCAGTCGTCTCTAGTAGGCTCAGTAACTTGCTGCTGTAAAGCGCCTGTGTTGTCTATGTAAACATAAGTAGACGGTGAAGTTAGCGTGGCAACGGTAATCCCAGTTGCGCCTGCGTAGTTGATTGAAAAGTAACCTTGGTCGGATTGTATTTCACCGTCTACTGCTGGTTGCGCAAAGGTTGTACCCCCAACCGCAACAGTGGATACATAAGTAGAAGTTACGCCAGTGCCTCTGTCTGACAATGTGGACAGTGCAGCAACAGCTGGGTATGTAACAAATACGTCTTTTGGGCCAATGCCAAAGTTGATTGCCGCGCCGCCACTGGATGAAGAAAGAACCGTAGTCCTAGCCAAGGTTGTGCCAGATGCTGTGTAAGTACCCAGCCCGACTTCCCAGTCATCAGTAGTTGCCGCCGTTATTGCGTAATATGTCGTGTTGCCATCGCCAATAACCGAAAACGACTGGAAACCCGGAGACGCACCACTAAGGGTGACCGTACCAGTACCAGTCGTTGTCGTGGTTTCTTTGACGCGGTCTTTTACTACCAATGTCATAAGAATCCTTTAGGTTAATGTAATGTCGAGGTCGCCAACAGGTACACGTAAGATGTCGCCGTCATTGATTGTTCTGCCAGTCGTCAAGGTGGCATGGCCAAGCATATTGCCACTTGTAGCTGCGTCAAAGATGGCCACGTGGGTGATAGTACCCCAGTTGCCACCTGATGCAGCAACAAACTCAATGGCCGCGCTGTTGGTGCAATTGGTTGGACTTGTGCCAGACACCGCCATAGTTCCTGTGGCCTTGCGCACATACGCGCTACCAGTTACCTCAGTGCCGCCGCCTGCATCGTTTGGAGCGGCTGTAAACAGTCCTACGTACCAAGCTGTTGGTCGCGTGACCGAATCTGTTGTGAATAGGTACTTGAGCGTCAAGTTTTCTGCGTAGTCGCTAAATGATGACATAGGTCACTCCGTTTCTTACTACCGCTCTGCGGCTAATGATCGTTCAAAAATCCGCAAGAAGGCATTACGGCCAACGTGCATCTGGTCTACGTTAAAACGTGCAGAACTTAGCTTGCGGTCGAGGTCTGCAATATGATTTGCCAAAACCTTTTGCTCCGGGCCAAGTTTGTCAAAGTCATAGTCAACACCGTCAATCGTAACGTTCTTCATCAAAAAGTGCCTTTCCAAACTCTAAATTTGTCAAAGTCACCAGACAACAACTTACGCTTGATAACGTCCTTCATAGCTGGGTCGCCCCATTTGATTCCAGCTTCTTTAGCCCACATCTCAACAATGTGCAAAGGAATCTCGCCAGCCAGTCTGCTTTCACCAAGAATGCCGCCGTTCAACTCTTTGATTGCTTCGACTCGTTTTATGTACGAATCATTATCGAATTGACTTTGGACAACAAAAGTGCCGTCATGGTTGTCTATAAACTTTTCACCAGTTTTCATTGCGTCACCCGTTTTTGTTTTTAGTGATTCAATAAAAGGCAGAGAGCCGTAGCCCCCTGCCGTTTAACAATTAGCCTGTAATTGTGTTGTCAAAGATACCACCGTTGGCAGCTTCGTTCTTACAAACCAAGGTCAACTCGGTTGTAACTTGACGCTTGCTTGAGTCACCAGTCTTGGCCAACTCAATGTTCTTTGTTGGGCGCAGAACACCAACACACCACATATCTTTTTGCATGATGAAGACATCACGTGAACGGTTTTCACGTGTAGGAACAAACTCAACTGTGCCCCAAGGTGTCACATATACTGCTAAAGACTTAATTACCTTCTCGTCACCAGCTTGAACACTAGAACGTTGGTTGTTGTTACCAGTGAAGCCAAGGGCTTTATTCATCTGGTAAGCAGACAAGTACACGGTGTCAGGACGGCCACCGCTTTCCCAGATTGACTGCATCACTGAGTCAAACTTGGTTTGCGTAAAGGCGGTCAGAGCGGTCGTCTCATCAGTACGTGCGTCAGTGCCGTCACCAGTTGGGTCAGCGCCTTCGTTAGCACCAAATGAGGTGTTGGAAATCAACCATGAAGAAGCGCCAGCCAACTCGCGTGCGGTAGTGCTGTTGCCAGCGACACGTGCGTTGTTGTCAAACAGTGCTTTCTCGATGTCCAATTTCTGCTCTTTTGCAACTTTCAAAACAGCGTAAGCCATCTCAGCAGCGCGTCCGGCTTTCTTCAGGCCAGAGTCTGTGTCGGCTACGGTCACAGCATTCTTGAAAATCTGTGTGTAGTTACCCAAACGGCTAGTGGCAGTACGGGCTTCAGCAACAGTGTCATCGCCTTCAATATGGGCGTTTGTTGCGCTTGCGCGTAACGTGCTGGTCTGCCATTCGTGCAGTGTGTTCGTGGCCTTTACTTTAGCAACGCTAGAGTAAAAAGGAGTTTCTGTGGGACTCACGTCATAAATGATGTCTTCCAAATCCTCGCGAATGCCGACTGCGTCATATGAGTCAAAAGTATTAGTAGGTTGTGCCATGATAAGTATCTTTCTAAGATTTAAGCATTAAACTGAGCGCGTCTTCGATGCGTCCAGAATTCTTTAGGTTGGTCTTCTTTTGCAAAACTTCTTTGTTGCTTTTCGTAAGATTCTTTGAGCCTGCTCGTATCGGTGCTGATTTAGGGCGTGCCGACTGTGCTTTCTCATCCGCTTTCTTCTTGCCACTCATAATCTCGCGGTACTTCATCGCATCACGTAAAACGTGGAGTGCGCGACTTTCTACCACTTGACTAATCTCTTCTGCCGTGTAGCCGTATGCTTGGCCAGCAATCAGGATTTGCTCCTTAAACTTGCCAGCCCGCTCTGGGTTGCCAAGTTCAGGGATAACGGTCTTCAGGGTTTCTACCTCACGCATGAGATATGCCTGTCGAGCCGATTGCTCTGCCTGACTTTGCTGTGCCGACAACTGCTGAAATTTCTCATGCTGTTGCTGGTACTTAACTACATCTTCATCGTAGTTCATCTTTGCTTCCATGTACCCCAATGGGTCGGATTCAAACATTTCCCTAGATGGTGCTTTCGGAGAGGTAGCAATCTGTCCACCTTGAATCTGTTGATACAACTGTGCGATTTGCTGTCTTTCATTCAACAAGGCTGCGTAGACTTCTTCTGCCTGCTTTCGCTGGCCAGCCGCCTCTTGCATACCCTTTTGGACAAATTGTTGACCACTATACCCACGCTTGAGTTCGCTCAGAGTAACCTGCTTATCTGTTCCGTCAATTTTGACGGTGAACACAGGGTCTTGCTTGCCAGCACTGTCAGTGTCTTCTTTTTCGTCCTCCTCTTCGTCATCAGATTCGTCTTCAGATTCTTCATCATCAGATTCGTCTTCAGCTTCAGAGCCTGACTCTTCGGTTTCTTCTTCTTCCGATTCGTCATCTTCGTTAGTGCTGTTGTCTTCGTTTTCAACACCTTCAGGTTCAATCATAGCACTTACTGCACTATTAAGCGAACCATAAATACCTACATCCTCAGTCGTTTGTTCCACGGTACTGATTCCTTCTGTTGTTTATCAAAAAATGCCTCGTCTGTAAGTACAGAGTTGAAGTAAGTTTCAATGTTGCCCAGCGCACGAATAATGTCGTGCGCATCGACCAAAGCGTCTTGAGACGACTCTGGATTCAAAAACAAGCCCACTTGCTTGTCCCGAATTGCTTGCATCACTTCTTGAAATACGCTGTCGTTTTGTAGCTGGCGTATTTTTGATGCTTGATCTTTGATATTCAATTAAAACCTTCCACCGATTACTGCTTGTGCAGGTGCTTCTTGCGGATACCTTGGCTGTGCTTGTGCAGCCTTTACACCAGCCACATCAACCGTGGTCTGGTACTGGCCATAAATCTTAGCTGCGTCAGTGAGTAGTTCCTGATCCATTTTATCGCGTGCGCGGTCATCTTCAGCAATAGCCTTCTGAGCCTCAATTTGCAACTTAAGCGTCTGCACTTTTTCGTTTGCAGCAGCCTTGATTTTCTCTGCCTCAATAATTGCTTGCGCCTGCTGGTCAACTGGCGGTTGCTTTTGTTGCTGTGCTGCCATCTGTTGCAGTTGCTGTTCGCGCTCCATGTCCATTGGTGAGAAGTAGCGGTCGGCGTTGCGTACACCCTGCACTGCCAGCATATCTGCGACCGTGTTGCGGATGTTTGTCATGGTCACTACGCCGTTGTTTGGGCCATAGTTCTGGTAAACCTGCATTTGTAGCTGTAGAGCCTGTGCAAGCGCAGCAGAGCGCTGGTCTTCACGACCAGTACCCAAGCCAACGTTTGCGGCTACATCCATCTTGGCGTTCCAATGGCGTGGGTCAACAGGCTGGTAGTCACCGCCTGCCATGCGCATCATTACAGCCTCGTCAACGTTTTCGACCATTAGCTTCAGCATCAACTTAAACAGTCGGCGCATACCGCCCTCTGCCAAGTTCCTAGCCATGACCTCGACCTGACCCGCTGCCGCCTGTATGGTGGCGTTTACAGCCGCCGCAGTAGTAGACTGCATGGCATCAGGATTTAAGCCGCTAGAGGCCCGTGTAACGCCTGTCTTGGACTCAATCTCAGCATCCATGTACTGGATTGCCACCAAGGTCTGGCCAGCCACAAATGGCACAGCCAAGTCGCGAACCATGCCGGGTGCTTTAACCCGGACGATTCCACCAATCTCGTTGTTCAGCAAGTCGTCAATGTTTACCTGCCCGTCAACAATTTCTCGCTGTGGGCTATTGGTCAATGCAACGTTGTCCAAGACACCGCGCAGCATCATTGTGCTGGCATCTTGCTCATTCATCAGCAAGTCAGCAACTGAGCGGCCAAAGAAGGTGTGCGGCTCTGGGTCAATCTCGAACACGGCAAATGGTATATCGCTGCAAGGCTCAATGCTCAACAGGTCGTAGTCATCGCCACCCAACAGGCAGCGCTGCATCTGGGCTACACCAGTGCCGTCAACGTCAATACGCATATAGGCTTCAGTGATGGCCACCAAACGCATAGATGGGTCTTGGACGTTTTCCTGAGCGTATGCTGTGTCGTAGCCACGGCGCTCAAACTCTTCTTCGTTGGCGGTTGTGTTGTAGTTGCTAAAGCCTGACAGCTTTGACACCTCTTCAAACTCAAAGCCCATTGCCACGACATCACTGACACGCATCTGTGTACGGTGAGCCACCACGTAAGCGTCTTCAAGACGTTTAGCGCCACGGTCAACAAAGAACTCTTCAGGCGGCACTGACTCAATACACATATCGCCACGCTCAGTCTGGCGTGAGATTTTCAGGTAATGACGCGGCATCTCGACTTCCATGCCCATCTCATCGATGTCAATTTCCATCGTGACAGAATGCTCAATAACGTCCACGTTGTCATCATTCACAATGACTGAGTATTCTTGGTCGTTGATGTCGTTGTACTCGTAGATTTCCTGATCTACAACAGTGTCCCAAAAGACTTTGACAATACCGACCTTTTTGACCAGTGCGTCATGGAATGCGTCATTGATTATGCGGTAGCCACCAAGTTCACTGAACTTGTATTGCATATACCGTGTGGCCAACTCAGCAAACTTTACGTCTCTTGGCCCAGTAGGAACGTACTCGACAGCGCGGTCTGTAGACAAGAACACACGCATCAGGCTGGGCTTGATGGCCCGTACTGTGTCGCGCACCTTAGTAGCTACAACTTTGCTGCGGCCCTCTTCCTCGCCAATGTCCACCTCGCCGTCAAAGTAACGCTGTGAGCGGATGCGGTCTGGCGCAATCTCGCTCTCAACAAAGTCAACAGCGTCTGTCAGCGCATCGCGGACAATCCCATTGATTTCTGTTTCGGTCATTGGGGTTGGCTTAATCATTTATTTTGCACCTCGTTTGAGTAATTCTTCCAATGAGCGATAGGCGTTGTAGTCATCAATGTTGCGCATACTTCTAAGTACACTGCCAGCTTTATCAGCCACACCAGAAACGGTCGCAGCAGTTACACCGCCCTGCGCAGCCATCGCTCCAAATTTCACAGCACGTTCACCAGCGCCCTCAAAACTTGTCTTAGCAACTGTACCAAATTTATCATCAAGAACGTTAGCGAATCGAGCCAAATCAACAATGCTGTCGTTAAAGCTAGGAGATGTCATTGACATTGGGCCACCACCGTATGGGCCAAGTTCACGTGAGTCACTGGTTGATGCAAACTTCTTGGCCAATTCATCCATTGCCTTTAGCGCTACGTCCAAGTCTTGGCGGCTACCGTAATTTGAGAACAACTTGCGCAGTTCAGTACCCATGCCGCGTGAATCGTCCAATGTCTTACGAACCGTAATCTTTGATGCGGTTGCGTCATCCAACTGGTCGAACAGTTGCAATGATTGTGAGATGGTGTCATTTACACGTGCGTAGCTTGGGTCGGCATTGCGTAGCGACTCATTCAAGGCGCGCCTAACGTCTCTCAAAACAGCTTGGCCACTAGATGTCATGCCGCGCTGTGGACTCTTGTGGTACTCAACTAACGTGTCAATCTGGCGCTTTAAGTTGTGTGCTTTAAGTGCATCTGGCGCACCATCGTTGGCCATTAAATTGGCCAAGTCTTTTAAGACCCGCTGTGCAGACCTATCCACCTGAACAGCAGAACCTTTAAATTCAAACTGCGGCTTGCCGTCAACCATCTCAAAGCCAATGTCCAACTCATTTAGCTTGGACATAAAAACTTGCTCAATGGGTGATGAGTCAAAGGGCTTGCCCTTCAAGTTGGTTTGGGCAATTTTGTTTAGTTCTTGGCGTGCAGTGTTAGACCGCTGGGCAATAAACTTCAAGCGCTCTGCCGCCGCGTCACCAACAATGTTTGATGGACGCTTGTCAATGTCGTTTGCAGAATTGGCAGCGATTGACTCTCTGTCTCTAACCATTTGCAGCATCTTGGCCTGTGTCGCAGGCGTTGATGACTTCATCATCTGCACATCGCCTTCAGGGAACTGTTGTTTGATAGCTTCTTTGGCCAAAGCATCAGCAGTGAGGTTTTTACTTGCTGTAGCAGAATATGGGGCCAGCCCACGTTGGCGACCGCCGCCTTCTATCTCAGTTACTATCCCGCCCTCAACAGCGCGTGAAGTGCCGCTTGTGCCAATCATTGTTCGTGGAGCAACGTCAGGTATGGCTTGTTGTGCCGCTGGTGACAGTTCGCTGTAAACAATGCCGTGTTCGTTTAGCGCGTCCATCAACTCACGTGTTGGCACGTTGTTGCTTTTTAAAGTAGTGCCACCCTTTAGCCTCTTGAATGCTGACAAGCCAAACAAGCCGCCCAATATGTCAGGAGCGACTTGCGCGGCAGTTCCAAGAGCGGGTGAGCCTGTGGCATCTGTGACGTAGTTACCAACTGATTGCTGCGCGTCTGCAATGGCCTGCATTGGCTTGGAAATCGCGCCCATGATCTGCTTGCCAGCATCTGTTCGTGGCTCGTAGGTGGCTGCGCTTTGGATTGCATCAATAATCCCAGTGCTACCCTCTGCGCCAACAAATGGCATTGCGGCCAAGCCAGCCAAGCCAGCAAATGGCGTTGCAACCGCACCAGTAGCCATTGACAGAGCCGTCTCACCAAGTCCAAGCATTCCTTGGCCAAAGCCGACCTCTTCTGTTTCAGGTGACTGCGCACGCACAGCAGGTTGCTGGCTCATGGCCGCAGCCTCTTCTGCCTTGGCCTCCATGTACGCTTGCCTTACGGTTTCAAATTGCTCAGTGCCTTTTTTGTCCTTGTTTGTGACAATCCACTCCGCATATTTATCTGCTGTTGCCATTTTATGCCTTAGTTATCCACCGCCATTAAGGATTGCGTCCGCAGCATCGCGAACACTTCGTGCGGCTGGCGCGGCTGGCGCAGGAGGGCTTGCGCTTCTACCTGCTGGGTTTGCGCTTGCACCTGCTGGGTTTGCCCGATTAAGGCCACCGCCCATCCCACGGCCATAGATTGAAATGTCAAACTGTGGATTTTGCAGCTTCAAAGAGACTAGCATTTTTACGCTGTCGAGCGCCTGAGACGCTGCCTCTGGTGTCATGCTCCTTGTGGGTAACATTGCTTCAAGCGTCTCTTGGTCTTTGTCTGTAAACACGCCTTCACCAGCACCGCGAAATACACTTTTCATTATTGGCAGTAACAGCGCCTTGGCGTTATCGGCAATTTGCGCACCAGTTGTTAGACCGGGTATGTTGCCCAAAATCTTACCAGTCTGACCAGTACCGCCAAGCGCTTGCTCAAGTGCAGAAAAGCCAAACTCAAATTGGTCGCGCAGTGGCTGGTTATTCATCGCTGCTTTATTAACTTCGCCCTCTGCTGCTGCCGCCGCAGTTCCAGAACCGCCAGCGTATGAGCGGTCAAAATATACACTAGCAGGCAATTGCGCTCTTGGATTCAGGCCAAGTTTAATGCGGCGTGCCAGCTTCTGCTCATCTTCACTCAGGTCTTTCATCAAGTAATCAAAACTCTGCATTTCAGCCGTTGGCTCGACACCGTTTTTGGCTTTTAGCATAGCCGTAAAGATTGGCACTGCTAATTCCGGGTTGGCTTCAATTAAGCCAGCTTCTTGGAACATACCCATGTTCTTCAACTGTAGCGAAACTTGCTCAGTAGTACGGTTTTGCTTTCGTTCAGCGCCAATGCTTTTTACGCGGTCGTTCAAGACTTGCGCCAAGCCTGCGTCTGGGTTCAAGCGCATGGAATTGAAGCCAATGCCAAGTTGGGCTATGGCAGCGGGGTCGTTAATCAGGCGCTTGTACCAAGGCTCTTCAACTTGTGCAGGCTTTGCAAAGTTCTGGCCGTTGTACATCTTGCCCTCCGCATTGGCCACAAACCGACCGCCGCCAGCTTGCATCTCAGGAAATGCTATTGGCGCTTGTGGTTGCTCTGGTTGCGCAAAAGCAGGCGCAGAGCGGGTCATTGGCGCGGCTTCTAGCGCAGGAACAATCCTGTCTAATAAACCCGCTCCTGCCTGCTGCACCAGTGGTAACAATCTGCTTGTAGCCATTATTTAACTTCCAAAGTTAGAGCCACTCGCGGCAGTTGCCGCAAGCGTCAAGTAGTCAAACAAGCCGGGGTCTTTGGTTTGCGTAGTAGTCGTTGGCGTTGGTGTGACACCAAGCGCTGCGTTGTTGTACTGCAATGCTTGGGCAGGTGCGCCCGTGTAGCCTGCGTACTGATTCTTCGCAGCGTCTAGTATCAACTGGTTGATGCCTTGCTCCAATGCGCCCTGTTGCATCGACTGCTGTTGTAATGCCATGCCCTGACCAAAGCCGAGGTTAGACAATTGGCCAAGGTTAGTAGCTGCGTTCTGACGGTTAGCTGAACCAGCCAAGCCAGTTTGAATGTCCTGACCAGCCATCTGCTGCGCGTTCTGGTAACCAGCTTGGCGCATCTGTGCAGACGTATTGGCCATCTGCTGGCCAAAGTTGCGGCTTAGTTCAGACTGCATCAAAGCATCGCGTGAACCACCGAATGCGCCACGTGCTGATGCCTGCGCACCCAACTGGTTCGCTTGAATCTGACGCTGCCTGTCCAAGTCGCCCATTGTGTTTTGGACAACTTGATCTTCAAACGGGTTCATGTACTGACTCATGTCAGTGCCAGCAATGGTAGATGGCTGGTACATGGTTTCCATGCCTGCCGTTATACCAGCCTGACCCATGCCTTGAGCCGATGCGTTAAACACGCTTGGCTGTTGATTTTGCGGGTTACCTGAGCCTGCCATAATTTATTCCTTACCTTGTCTTAAACTGGGAATTACAATTCACCAGAATAGCTACTAATAACCGCCAGCGGTGTCACTGCCATCTGCCGCGCCGCCTGAGCCTTCACTGTTACCTGATGTAGCACCTGCGGCTGTACCTGCGCCCGGAGCGCCCATACCACTCCCAAAGTTTCCACTGTCATTGGCAGAGGGGTCGCCAAAGCCGCTAAATACGCCGCCGCTGACAATACCAGTCATATTGTTAAGCAAGCCTTGCATAAGCTGCGATTGTGGAGGTGGTGGCCGGACAACTGGAGCCATTGCGCTCGCGTAACGTGCGGCCAATTCAGGGTTGCGCCGTCCCAACTCAGCAACAGCAGCGTCAAATAGATTGCCAGAGCCGTAGCCAGATACACCGCCCATTGAGGTCTGCTCTGGTAGGCTGCTTTGGTACTGTGAACCTTGTGGAGCAAGTCCATAAGCTGATAGCGCGTCTTGAGTGCGCTGCATACCTTGTGTTTGCATTGGACTTAGTCCAGCCACTTCAGGCCCATAATACGGCATATAGCCGATTTCACCAGCTAACTTAGCCTTGGCCAAGTTGTCTTGTGCCGGGCCTTGAACCCAATCTGGGATTGATTGTGCGGATGTATTTGACCCGCCTTTACCGCCGCCACCGCTCATATTAAATCTCCACGCTCATAGTTGCGAATTTCTCTTCCCAGCCAAGTTGGGCTAGGGCTTTAACCCAGCCTCTACGTCCGGCTAAGGTCATGTTAGAACACCCGTTGAGTTTGGCAAAGTAGATTGCCGAATCGCTGAAGCTCCTGATTTGGTCTAGGTCACCGCCAGCGAGGAAGATGTGGAACACCTTCTTTTGCGGGTACTCAATTATTTCGGTAACCATACAGCCTTTTGGTGAGTTCCACAACTGCATAGTTCCCAGTTTAACACATTCAACTACATCTTGGAATAGGTGCGTACCACCAGAAAGTTTTAACGCAGACTCAATCCAGCCCCTGCATTGCTCGAACTCTTCATCCAATGTCATTGCATAAATCTTGTAATTGACAGGGTTGCGGCTGTACTGGCTGGCGCAAATGCCGTTGTAGCCGGAGCGGTAATCGTGATGTCCACATCACTCACAGCAAACATGGCTTGTAGGTACTGACCAGAAACTATTTGAAGTATTGCGGTGCGGCTAACAAAAATCTCTGCATTGTTTACATTGAGAGATGTCTTCATTGTGCTTCCAGCAGAGTCAGCGCCATTAACTCGTGGCCAAAACCAAATGCTTTTAGCGTTGCTCGAACCTGATTTCAACTCAGCAGAAAAAACCACAATAAACTTGCCACCTTCTGCAAAAACAATCTTTGTGCTGTCAGCAGGGTTTATGGTGATGCCGTCACCAAACGTAATGTTATTCCAAGTAAGGGCGTATGCCGTGTCTGCTGTAGCTGCTGTTTGGTCTGCTGTCTTTAACACTTGCGCGTACCCGTCAGCAAGTATTACCTGCCTGAATACACCTCCCTTAGATACTACAGGGTAGCCCGTTCTGTTCCAAGCAATTACGCCATCATCAGTAGCTTTGTCGCCAGCAATAAAAGTGACTAACTGTGAGCGAACACGCGTCATGTAAGACACCAGCCGCTCACCCCAAGGCTTCCAATCTGGGCCTAATGGGGCTGGAGGTGTTGCGCTCATCGCTTGCCGCCCTGACTTATATCAACACGCATCGTGCCAATACGCCAGCTAGTTAACGCAGTGCCAGTCAGCCTGACACGTATCTGTCGGCCAGTCATGCGCAATGATGTTGGGTTTGACATTGAGAACGGCCCATATGAACGTTCCACACCGTTTGGGTAAAACCTTGTCTTAAAAATAGCAGTAACATCGCCCTGCGTTTGCTCATCAGGAATCATTTGGGTAACGTGCATAACGTTATCGCCATTGCCAATATTGACTGGGCCTGACTCCACAAATGGCGTGTCGCCATCATAGTCATAACCTAAATCATGGTTGTAAACCGTTCCATCTGGGCCAAACCAGATCGGAGTGGTAAACACGCCCACATCACAGGCTGATGTTCGTGACATCGAGCCAATGTGCCAGATATTTTCTTTGTAGTCGTATGCAACGT